GAGTTGAGTGCCTACGGAGCAGTTAGTATCAACGGTATAGACTATTTGAGTGCCGAGTTTTCGGTTCAAGTTTTCGCAAGATAAGGATAATAAATGGCAATTTTTGTTGCAACAGATTTTAGCGTTTCAATCAACGGATCTACTGCACTTGCTGGCTACCTAACTCAGGTTGAACTTAAGGCTTCAGCTAACGATGTTACGACTACTGCTTTTGGTAGTCAATGGGTTACTCGTGTTGCAGGTCTTAAAGAAGGTTCTTTGACTCTTACTTTCAATCAGGATTATGCTATCTCGACAGTTGATGCTACTTTGTGGCCTTTGCTTGGTGCTCAGGCAACTGTTGTTATTAGACCTTCTTCTTCAGCTGTAGGTTCAGCAAACCCTGCTTACACAGCGATTTGCAGTGTTATCGATTTGACCCCTGTCTCAGGGCAGATTGGGGACTTAAGTACGTTCAGCATTACATGGCCTACAACAGGTACAGTTACGAGAGCTGTAGCCTAATGAATCAACTAAACCTACGCATAGAGTTGAGTGATGGCACTGTTATAGAAGTTCTTTCTAGTGCAGGCGATATCGTAAAATGGGAAGCACACTTTAACTTAGGTATCGACAAGTTAGAGAAAGTTACTCATCTGCTTTACCTTTCTTGGTTAGGTGTTGTAAGACTGAAGAAGACTGCAGAAACTTTTGATGACTGGATTGAACTGGTCGCTAAGGTTGATGTTACAGACCCAAAAGACTAAACGCTTTAGGCGTTGATTCGTATCATTGGTTGATTGCGAATCTTGCTGTTGCTACCGGTATAGCCCCATCAGTTCTAATGCTTGAGTCTGATCGGATGATAAATACTATGTTGTTTGCTTTACAGTATCAACGGAGTGATAACAATGGCTAGTTTTACTAAAAGAGCTGCAGCGTTGGGTAAAGACCCTGACGTTATTTTTGATGCAAAGCCTGTGTTGAAGGCGTTGAATCAGCTTGAACCTGGTTTGCGTAAACAGATGCTTCGTGACATGAAGGCTATTACTAAGCCTGCGATAAATGAAATCAAAAGTGTTATTCCTTCTACAGCACCGATGTCAGGTATGAGCGTTACTAGAACTGGTACAAGCATGGATGACCGTCAATACAATAACAACGGTGAAGGTCGTTTGAGTTGGACTGGTGGCAAATATAGAAACAAGATTATTGCTCCCGATAATGTTATTCCACGCTTCACTTCAGGTAGATCTCGTAAATCTGCTGTCACAAGCCTTTTCGGTATCTGGTTGAGAAGTCCTGGTGTTGCTTTGGTCGCTACAGCTGGTAAAGGTTCAGGCAGACCAGGTTACGCAACTACTAGAGAATATCCGTATAAGGGTGGCACTAGAAGGCATAGAAACAATGGTCAGGGTGCAGCGTTGATCCGTAAAGTAAAGAACACAGGTTTATTCAACTTCTTCTATAAGACTGGTGAGAAGCAGTTACCTAGTATGGAGCGTGAAGTAAAATTGACTTACGAAAAGTATTCCAAACTTGTAAATAGAAAGCTCGGCTAATGTCTGTAATTATTAAACTCTTATCTAAGTTTGATGACTCAGGTTTACGCAAAGCTAAGTCAGGGTTTAGTGGCCTAAGTAAGACTCTTGGTGCTGTAGGTATCGGCTTTGGTTTGAAGGCTGTTACAGATACTTTGATGGATGCGGCTAAGGCTGCTGCGGCTGATGCTAAGTCAACGAAACTGTTGAACATTCAGTTGACTCGTAACGCTGGGGCTACAGCTGCAAGCCTTAAAGAGAACGATAAGTTTATTGAGTCTTTGTCTTTGCAGACAGGCATTATGGATGATGACCTTAGACCTTCGATGGCTAAGTTTGGTAACGTCACTAAGAATGTCAAGGATGCCCAGAAACTTCTAAAGATTACTTTGGATGGTGCAGCAGGGTCAGGTAAGAATCAAGAGAAAATTGCTAATGCTGTGGCTAAGGCGTATGCAGGTAATACAACATCTCTAAAGAAGATGTTTCCTGAACTTATGAAGTCTAAAGATGTTTTAGGTGATTTCGCTAAAACTTATGAAGGCTTAGCTGTGGCTAATGCTGATCCGTTTATGAAGTTCAACAACAGCATGGACATTTTAAAAGAGAAACTGGGCGTTATCGTTTTGCCTTTGATTATTGATGCTATAGATCAGATAAGTAAGCCTGGTGGATTGATTGAGACTGTAGGTAAGTTCTTTGAAGATGTTGCTAACCCTAAAACTGATGCAGGCAAAACATTCTTAGAAATCAAAGATGCTGTAGGTCAAACCATTCAAGGGGTAAAAGATTTCTTTGCCTTATTTGGTGGTGGCGATGCTATGAAGGGCTTTGCGAATATTGCGACTGCTCTAATCAAGATGCTTCCTGCGTTGCTTGCTTTGAAGGGCATTATGATGCTTGCTTCGGCAGGTAAAGCTATACAGTCTTTGGTTACAGCAATGATGCTAATTCAAGGTAAAAACACTGGTGGAGACGTTATTGCTGGTGCAGGCAAGGGTAAGGGCTTATTTGGCAAACTTACATCAGTGCCTGTTCTTGGCTCTGTTGCAGCTGTGTTATCTATGTCTGGCGATGCGACTATCAAAGCTCCTAGAGATTTGTCTAACTTTGACCCTAAAACTGGTGGTGCTAAAGGCGGTTATCCAGTTCCCTTTTATCAAATGAAGCAACAACCTTCAACAACAAATAATGTGACTATCAATGTTCAGGGTGCTGACCCAAAGGCTACTGTTGATGCTTTATCTAAGTATGTCAAACAGAATGGGGCGTTGCCTTTCAATCTTGCTACTGCAGGTAAGAAGCCATAATAAATGCCTTTACCTTCGTATGTTGTTGAGTTGCAGTTTGGATCTAGCGGTTATGTTGATGTCAGTCAATATGTGCAGAGCATAAGCATAGGTCGTGGGATAAACCGTAATCTTGATGACTTTAGTGCAGGTTCAGTTTCAGTAACTTTTGTCAACAACAATCGTGTCTTTGACCCTTTGAACACTAGTTCGGCTTTATGGTATGGGGCTGGTGGTTATACGATTGTGCAACCTGCAGGGCGTATCAGAGTTAGCAGTAACGGTATTAGACGGTTTACAGGTTTCGTGCAGGACTGGGATTTTACTTACAACGATGCAGGGTTTGACGGTCAAGCTACAGTAATGGCTTTAGACATGATGTATCGAGTCAGTAACGCTGTGTTCACCGGTGGCACTGCTTTTGCTGTTGAGTCAACTGGTGAGCGTATAAAGACTGTTATGAACTATAACGGTTTTGATGCTTCGGAGTATTCGGGTGTTCAGGGTGGGCAAACGCTTCTTGGTTATGATGTCAATCAGCCTGGCGATAATGTGCTTGCATACTTACAGAATGTTGCTCGTAGTGAGCCTGCAGATTTCTTTAGCAATGCTTCAGCTGTAATGCAGTTGAAGGATCGTAGTTTTACGAATTATGTTTGGAATAATACTGCTCGACAAAATCTCATCAAATACCCTAATACTCTGTCTCAAGATACGACTGTTACTAGCCTTGATGGTGGTACAGGTTTAGGTGATGGCTGGATTTATGGCTGGCAACCTGGTACTGCTGCACCTTACTATTCACCTGGCACAGTAAACACTGCCGAAGTAACTCTTAGCACCAGAGATTTTTATTATCAAGAAGTAGATCAACAAAAAATAAACCCTAGTGGCACAGCAACACAGTATGTGTTTTCTAGTTGGTTTAGGGGGCAAGGTTTAACTGGTGCAGGTATTTCGGGTAACTTTGTTTTACTTGATAGCACTGCCACAACTCTAACTACGGCATCAATGGTTGCTTCGGCTGCTACAGGTAGCGACTGGACTCAAATGCAGGGTACTGCTACATATGGTGGTACAGGTGTTGTTGCTGGTTTTTATGTCAGTGTGTCTGCACCTGGCACTGCTACTACGTATAACTTTATTGCTAATGGTTGGCAGGTTGAGCAGGGGACTGTTATCCCAAACTATTTTGATGGGGCAATCAACCCTTACGTTTCGACTGCTTCAACAGATTATGAGATTGCTTGGGCAGGTATTCCTTATGCAAGTGAGTCAGGTTTGACTACAAGCGTTGCCACAGCTGTTTCTGCCCCTAGCCTTGTAACTTTTGCTGACATGAACAGTCAGGGCACAGCATACGGTAACGGTACAGGTATTCCTTTTACTGATCTACAGGTCGTTTACGCTTCAGAGCAGTTATACAATCAGGTTCAGGTTGTGGGTGTGAACGCTACAGCTGTGACTGAAGATACTGTGAGTCAAGGCTTGTATGGGG